AACTACCCGGCTTTGCACGGAACTTGCCATGTGTACCATCTGGAAATTCAATGAATCGCAAATATGGATTCTTCGGTAACAAATATACCTTAGCAGTACGTACTTCTCCCATACTCTGCTTAATCATTCCTTCCTTAATCAATGTACGCTCGCTCTTCTCCTCCTCTTCTTTCTGCGGTTCTTCCAACTCAAGTAACTTAGCAACCATCTTCTTGCTCAATCGCTTGTTACTAAACGCCAATCTTACAGTAATTGGCTTTACTCCTACCAACTCACTAAACTCCGTGTAATTCATACACGCTAATTTCAGTATTGCTTTTCCTCGCTCTGTGTTCATTTGTAGCCTTATGTAGTCTTACACTTGACAATGCAAGTATTTTCTGAAAAAAAATGAAACAACATGCCAAAGCAATATAAACGAAGAGCAGGATTACCAGCAGATATACGTGGATTTTGTACAGATATGACAAAAAATAATATAATTAAATCAGCAGCAAAAATTGCAGCGAAACAATCAAATGCAACAAAAGAGGAAGAACTTCTTAAACATACAAGCCCAGAGATTCGTCAGTCAGTTGGCAACTTCCTACGCTATCGACTAGACATGACTGAACAGGAGTTTCTCAACAAGGTAAATTCCAAGCTCTCTGATATGGTAGCAGACTCACTCAACACTCTACACAATAAACTAGACGAGATACCTCCACAAAACCTTGCCTATGCAGTGGCAGTACTCATGGACAAGTTCCTTACAGTATCAGGAAGGCCATCTAACATCACTGCATCGGCAAATGTAACTCTCGGTGCATCAGATATGTCCCCGGATCAAGTACGATCCATCCTCAAGGGAGCAACCAAAGAAGTAAAAAAACAACCCACCAAAGCATCAGAAGAAAAAGTAGTAGACATCACTCCAGATGACTCCACTCAATAAACAAATCATTGCCCTTCGCAAAAAAGGTCTGTCCTTTAACCAAATTGCAAAGCAACTCAAATGTTCAAAATCAACTGTATCCTATGCCCTGCGTAAAAAAACAAGGGATATCGCAAAACAAAAGGAAAATGATAAACCATTGTACGAACGAAGATTAAGCAAAAAAGTATTCAGATTTAAAAATCCAAAACCTCCCATTAAAAACAAGCCTGCCTGGTATCTTAGTAATTCACCAAGGCAAATCTCAAAATCAATCTCCACTAAAGCTTCAACATTTCAAAGAACTATGACGTTCAATTATAAAGATGTACATGAAAAGTATGGTGACCACTTCCCTTGCGCACTTACAGGTAGACCACTTGAATTTAATGAACCACAGACCTACGAGTATGACCATATACTCCCAACATCGCGTGGTGGAGACAACTCAATCGATAACCTACAACTACTCTGCCCAGAAGCAAATAAAGCAAAGGGTATGATGACAGATGACGAATTTAAGGATCTATGTAGAGAAGTAATCATCCATGCTGGATACAAAATCTATAAGCCAATCGATAAATAACTTTATAAGGTATTCCCTAGTAAATCGAGTAACACACTCCACACCTACTAGCTAAACTACAACCACCCTACAACACCCTACAAGCTCTTGCATGGGGGGTATGGGGGTATCAGGTATACATTGTATGGAAGCGTGGAGGTATGCCCCCACATCATAACCATGCGCAAGCAACGCCCCACTCTGGGGACATTATTGCAAAAAAAGTTATGCAGGGGGTGAAGATAATATAGAAAGAACGCAGGCGCGCACGCACACCCCCGCCCCCCCGGGTGCGTGCCTAGCGTATACACGAACACGCGTCTATTTAGAGCATAATTCTAAGCGTTTGTCATTACTAGTGACAGGCACACATGCATTAACACTGACATTCTAGCTTGCGACGTGGCAAAGTTGTACGATCGCACGCAAACAAGAGCTTGTGTCTCTTGGCATGGTGGAACGAGATTGCAAGCTTGCCAAACTTGTACGCAAGCAATGATTTGCTTTACAGGTGTAATCCAAAAAAGCGCCACCTCGTAGAAATGCTTTTCCCTGTAAGCTTTCTTGCCTTACACTTTCCATGCTACCACGTTGCAAGCTCTCATACTACCATACCACAAGCCCACCATGATTCCATGCATCCAGTTTGCAAGATTGCTTGTAATTATTTTGCGATAAACTTTATAGCGTTGCGCCAAATTGCCATGAAATGGCAACGGGCGGCATGCTGCATGTAGCATGTATACTCGCTCGCAAGGTATTTTCTTAGTTGAACGTCAAACAACTACAAATAGTATTTTATTTCTTGCGTTATGTCCATGCATGTGTTTTTGTGTACGAATCCAAAGCGAGATACTCGCACTTATTAAATACTAAAAAATACTACTATGACAGATACAAAATTACTACAAGACACATTAAACAACGCATTGTTTACACATGCATCGAGTATACTTTCACAACTTAAAAGATCATATGGTACAGAATGCCATGCATGGTTATTAGAAGAAGCAAAAAATATTTTAGTTATTGCTGAACAATACGATATTCAAAATGGCACTGAATTTACAATGCTATCAGATAAGATCAAAAAGAATTAATCTCTTACAAATACTACTATGACAGATACAAAATACAATGGATGGACTAATCGTGCTACTTGGTTAATTAACTTATGGTACGAACCAAATACTACAAGTGATCTAGATTGGATCAAAGACGAGCTAGAAGAACGTTCTAGCACTTTAGCAGATAGCGAGAATGTATGTGATAAGATCATGTCTGACATGCTTGATCTACAAGCAATCAATTGGGATGAATTGAAAGAGCATGTAGAAACTGAAGAAACTTGCGAAGCCTAACATACTACAAACAACTAAATTTACCATACAATGCAATACGATATTTCAATAATACTACTCGCACCATACGCCATTCTTGGCGCTTGGATCGCAATACAAACACTACTTACAAGAAAGAACTAATTATGACTACAGTAAATCAACAAAAGGCAATGTTCTACAATGCTGGATTAATGTCCAATATTACCATGCTGGCGGAACGTGTAAAACGTACTTTAGATTTTAAATATCTTAAGACTTGTGACGAAACAGAGTTGCGCCAATTGCAAGACAATTTGATTGAGCAATATAACAACTTATTGGCAAAGGAGAAACTAGCATGAAAGATTTACTAAAAGTAAATGGTGTAAAATTTGCCCGAAATGATGCAACCTTCATTCAAACAATATTCGACAAAGACGGCACGGCTTGCGGAATGTTTAAGGTTAGGAAGAACGGAATTGAATTTATGAAGCCTAATGGTGAATTGTTTGCTTTCTTGGTTGCTAATAGATACGGCGAGCGTTTTTTCGTTTCTGCACACAAGGAAAGTGGAAGAAATCGTTACATGCACTCGACTACATTTGAGACGGAAAAGCTCCTTAACCTTTCTGAACTTAAATACCGTGAAACAATAGAACTAGCCCGCAAAACATGGAAAGACGCTCAAAAATGAAACACAGAAAAGAAATTAAGGAATTAGAGAAAGAAATAGCAAAGGAGAAACTAGCATGAAACTAGATAACTTTAAATGGACACGTCAAAAGAATGGCGTTTTGGACTTCATAGATATTTACAACGAGGAAAGCGTTTTCGGGAAAGGTTATGCCAGTATGTGCATGATGCATGAAAACAAGCATGTTTTAGCAACTAACTTGCGAGCATGTTTTAGTTTCCTGACTTTGCACAAAAGCACAAAACTTGCGGAGAGAATACTTACAAAGGAGAAACTAGTATGAGCAAAGACCTACAACATTTTATTACTGAGCATTGCAAGCGCATTGCAACCTTACAAAACAGTCAAGACCCTAACAAGCACGCATTGATTGCATTACTTGCAAAGGAGATCGGACAAGCAAAGGAGAAACAAGCTATCAAAAAATCTGATAAAGCATATTTTAAAGAAGCACAAAAGAAATATGCTTGGCCTGATGACATTGAAGACGATTGCTACCATATGGAGGAAGTACATTGAACCACGCAGCACAACTCTTTCCAATCGCCTTGCAAGAGCTGCTAGAGATAGGCGAGAAAGCACGGAAACAAAGAGAGAAAGGGGAGCGTGCAAAGCGTGGTGCACGGCCTCGTGAAACGAGGGCATGCATGCATGGTGCATGCAGGGAGAAACAAGCAAAACAATTACAATTACAACTTAAATAATTATGAAAAAACCAGCAAATTATGATCTATGGAAACAAGCAAAATCTACACTTGAGAACATTGAGGAAGAATTGAGAGAAGCACGTTTCAATAATGATTTAAAATCAATCGAGTATTTCTTGAAAGAGAAACGAGATACTCACGCATTACTTACACAACTTGAAACAAAAGGAGAAACATTATGAGCGAGAAACAAGAAACATTTACACCTGGGCCGTGGCATAAATATCAAAGCGAGAAAGATACACATAAAATAATTGCATCCCAATGCGGTAAAAGTATTGCAAAGTATGTGCCAAACGCAAACGCCCGGCTAATTGCAGCAGCGCCAGAGCTTTTAGAGCAATGCAAACTCTTTGAGCAATTGCTTAGTACTTTAATCATGGAAGGCGATAGTGGCGCGGATCTTGAAAGAGATAACTTGCGTGCAATCCTGGACAGAGTGGAGGGAGAAAGCGCATGAGACTAATAGGAGAAAACGAGAATGGCGTTCCCTTTGCATCTCGCATTGTAAATAAGGGCGAGAAATATGGGAGAAACTTTTGCTTGGTACATGATGGAGAAGATCCCTTGGTAGAATTTTGGGATCTCAGGCATGAGCATGATTTAATTGCACCCAATCAAGAAACTAAAGGGCAATTTGTATCAAGGTATTACATCAAGACATTAAAAGGAGAATGCGATTATACGCATGGAGAACCTGCAACTGAAAGAGGGGTTAACCTTGATGGTGGCGTAGATGATTGGTTTGTAGATGCAGAGCAAGTAAGAAAGGCAATCGCATGAGCAAACAAGACAATTCACTACTCCCAAAGCTCGCAATGGGCATGACGCTATTCCTAGCGCTCAAGTTAGTGCCGAAAGTGCTTGCATGGTGGCAGAAGAAACAAGGAGAAACTTAAACTCTACCCCGTTACCCCTTAAAAAGCGTTTTGATTGTATCACATGAGTATTTACCCTCATAATCAATCAAAACGCTTTTTAGATGCCTTCTTGAGCTTCATATGGCATCATATGTATGACAATGTAGTCTCACAAATCCTAGAATGGATTCTTTTGATGTAAACTAGGTTCAGGTTCTTGTGAAGAGAAACGCCCGGTTGGTTTTGTAAAAGTAAGTTTAGTTGCTCGCACTTCTCCATTCCTGTTCTTCGCAACATTACAAATGATATTATCCTTGGTTGGATCTACTTCTTTTTCCCGGTGCATGAGTAACACACAATCTGCATCCTGTTCTATACTTCCAGACTCACGCAAGTCTGAGAGCATGGGATTTCTGTTAGCACTTTCCAAGGCACGATTAAGCTGGCTCAATGCAAGCACACTGCAATCCATCTCAAGAGCAATTTGCTTTAAAGTTCTGCTGATTAATGAAATTTCTTGTACTCTGCTATCCATGCCTGGCACGCCCAAGAGTTGCAAGTAATCGACTACGATTAAACCAAGCTCTCCTTCAAGCCTTTGTTTAGCGAGAAACGCCTGCAAGCCTTGCAATGTGCTTGTTGAATCATCTTTGAATGTAATTGGCCATGATTGCATGGCTTGTACTTGCTTCTCTAGCTTTTGCTTATGTCCGGGTTGCAAGAATCCCTTGCTTGTTGGTTTTCGCACTCCACTTGCATTGGAAAGTAATCTACCAGCACACTCACTTGCAGTCATCTCCAAGCTTGCATACGATGTCCTTAAGCCACGCTTTGCAGTCTCATAGGTCATTTGTATTGCAAGTGCAGACTTCCCTACTCCTGGGCGTGCAGCAAGGACGTACAAGCTACCTTTCTTGAATCCACCTCCAAGAATTGCGTCAAGCTTGGGTAAGCCTGTACTGATTGCTTGTGTGCCTCCAGCATCCACTTGAAGAAATTCTGCAAATGCTTCCTTACTTGCTGCTCCACAACTTACCACGCCCTTTCTTTGAGAAAGTGACTTTGCAATGGTGTTTACAAATGTCTGAGAAATCTCTTCTGCTGGCTTGCTCTCTTTTAAATCATCATTTGCTTGCCATAATGCACGCTCCACGCATCTCGTATTACGATGGTTTATTAATTTTTCAATGTATCTTTCAATACTTCCACCACCATACTTCTCGCTTAGAAAAAGGATTTCATCTTTGAGGTGTGCATGCTCAATGATTAAATCAATTTCGTTGCATGGACTGAGTCGCAGGCACGTTTCAAATATCGTTCCACGATCCATGCTAGAGAAGTCATCCTTGGTTAACGCTTCTCCAGCTTGTGCAGTGGCTACTCCACTCTCATCATGAAGCATGGAAGAGAGAACTGCTTGTTCTGCTAACTCGTAATCAATCATCGGGGTGTTTCATGGTAACATCAAAATTTAAGCCATGAGTTGAAACAGAATTATCTATGACATTATCATAGCCTCCATCATTCAACCATGAGTTAGGATGTTTTGCATAATTTCCTTTTTCACGAAAATGTTCATTGTATTTATCTGCAACTATCTTCGGATCTAGATTTTCTAGTTCATCCCAATTATGCCTGATAGTCTTTACCACTCGTCTTGCAAATTGCTGGTTTTTACATACTTCCCAGAATGCTTGAAACCATGCATGAGTTTGCTCCTTTTTTTCATCCTTGATTTTAGCCTCTGTATTATTTTTCATTATATCTTTAGATATAATATTATTATCTACACACGTGTGTGCGCGAGGATTGTAATACGGGGGTATTACATTGGCATTTTGGATGGTCGGTGCAATGAACTGTGAAATCGCTGCTTTTACGACCTCAGATTTCCTCATTCCGGTAAGCTCACAAAACAACATTAATCGTGCGTTTGCGGACTCGTTTAATCGGAACGATGTGGTGTAACTTTTACCTTCTTCTTTTTCTTCTTCTGACATATTTTTATCCTCCTATTATTGCTATTAACCAGGCAAGAATCATCCATATCCAAGTGATGACTGCTGCGATAAACATGGCAGTAAATATTATTTTATTCATTATTTTATTAAGTGTTTGCATTGTGCGTGTTTGTATTTGTTTGTAGTATTTGATCTCGCAAAAGTGTTCGAGAGGAGTATTTCTTTATCGTTTCTACGGGTATAAGGTATGCCTTTTTGGGCTGGGTATCACCCTTCCCTGTGAAGATCCGCAGTGGTGGATTCTTCTCCACTATTAAGTCTTTTAACTTCCTTGGAGCAATAAATATAAACTCCGATTTTGTGTCGAAGATCCACCAATCTGCGGTTGTTCCCATCAGCCCGGATGGCTTCCCATACATCTCAATTTCCACCACTAGGTTGCCACTATAATGCGCCTTCCAATCTTGTTTAACTTCGTATCCTTCCTTGGTGTTTGCCAAGAAGAAATCAAAGCCTGTGAACTTGCCCGGTATTGCTATGGGCTTGTGTCCAAGAGATTGGAAGAACGCAATAAGCTGGTCTTCCCGTTGCTTGCCAATGTTAAGACTCGTGTCGAACTCACTCATGGACACTCCTCTTCCGGGACTCCATCTCGATGCTCAATGTCCCCTGTTAACCACTCTTGCATACCGCACAGGTAAAACCACAAGTCCATGACCTCATCTTTGGCACAATCAATGTGTTGTTTTAGGTGCATCTTCATCATTCCTTTATCCCCACTTGCATTATGTTCTTCAATTCCAGCTAAAAACTTATTACGAGCTTTTACCCTAAATTCATTCAATGCATGTTCCATTAACTTCTTATCTTTTAGTTGCGAACTATTCATATCACTTTGTTACTTCGACCCACGTCTCCTCGTCCTTGTACGAGTTGACTTTTTCTTGGCTGACTTCGAGGGTGATCGCTTGAGGGTCATCTTCTGGTATAATGTCCGCAGCCCGGAGACTATCGACAAGGTACTTGACTCCCCCAACCAAGTTGTCCGGGTCGCAGATTCTGACTCGTTTCGAGATAATACGTACTCGATGGCGATCATCGTGGCCTTCTGCATCTCTCTCTTCTCTTTTACTCGCGCCCACCGATTCATACCCAATAGTGTGTTCAAGGAAGGGGTTCTTTTCTTGACGCAAAGCGTTATCTTTTCTCCCTTTTCCATTAGTTGGCATCTATGTTCTTTCCCACCAGGTTAATCTTTTCTGCCATGACGCGGTCACATTCAAGTAAGTCTTCGATCTTACTACAGGTGTGGGAAATATTACTATGGTTTCGATTAAACACCTTACCTAATTCCTCCACCTTGTACCCTTGCTTGCGTGCAAAGTAGACCGCACATTGGCGTGCCAATGATACATCCTGTGTACGCTTCCTACTTTCAATCTCCGCAACACTCACGCCAATGGTGTCTGCACAGATTTGCTTTATCCTATCCACATCAACCATGCAGTCACGGGTAGTCATAATAGTGATATCAGGATCACTTACATTATTCATATCCTCGCCAGCAAGTGTTGCCACTAACTGCTTCATTGCTGCATGCAGTACCACAACCGCGCCATCAAAATTACCAGATGCCATGTGTTCTTCGGCATAGCCCAGCACTTTATCCATCTCACTTATTTTCAATCTATTAGCCATTCTGTTGAATCCCTTCCTTCGGTTTTTAACCATTTGTTAATTTCTCGTTTGTCCCATGCAAATCCACGCCCACCTCGGCAAGCCATGCCATCAATGATGTAACATGTTAAACCTTCATCCTCATGGAATTGATCCAAGGATGTTTGTGATTTGTATCCCATTAGTTTGAGTGCCTTCTTGGAGGTGATGAGGTATTTCTTTGCTCCTTGATTCCTACCCATTACGCAGACTCCTTTACAAATACACCATCTACCATTCTGCCTGTCCTGTGTTCAATATCCCGGTAAGCAGTGGTTAAACAGTCATCTAAGGTGACATTATTTCGTTCGCAGATATTAATCATTACCACAAGCATGTCACCAATATCGTCCTGGATATCTTCATCCTTGCAGACTGAATCAGATAACTCTCCCAACTCTTGTAGTAGTTTTAACACCTGTGACTTGTCATCCGATCCATCAATCAGATTTCTATCCCTGTGCCATTGTATTACTTTTTCGATAAGGTTATTCATTTATTCTTCCCCTCATTTTCCCAACGCAAGGCAGTAGAAAAATCAACCATGTCAATGAGTTGTTTGTTTCCTATCTTCTGACCGACCACTTCATGCTTCTTAATTATCCGGTGGGCATAGCTCCTACTCACGCCAAACCTTTGGGCAAGTTGTGAAATCGATAAACGATTCTTGGCATATAATGTCCCAAGGTTTAGCGTTTTAACGTCATCACTATATCCAGGCCATACATCAGTCCGTAAGCACTCACCATACAACTTGATTGCTTCAAGCACTCGTGGGATCTCCTTTTCGATGTCTGCGTTTTCCAATGCATAGCAAGCGGTTGCAAATGGTGCAGTCTTCTCGACCACTAAGAATACAAACTGCTTGGGTCTTTCTCCCATCGCTCGCAATGCAGTCATATAAAATGCAGCCTGGAACGTATAGCCAAATTGGCGTACGCTTTTTGCAAATCCCTTCTCACTTGCATCCAATGTAGTTTTAAGATCAAGCACCATTCCATTCTCGCTATTGTATAAGTCAGGTCTGACCTTGCATGGCGTACCTTCGACCTCAAAGAACCCTGTATGTTCAACCTTACTTGCCGGGTGATACAACATCTCCATCAACAAAGGATGTTGGCGTGCAGATCCAGCTACATCCATGCACATATTATAGTCAGCAGGTGGTAACCAACGCTTGTTGGGTTCTGCTTCTTCCATTAATTCAAATGCTTCTTTGTACGCTTTTGTTCTGCTAGAATTGCCATCAATCTCTAGTGGCTTGCATCCAAACTCAATGTCTGTAAGTGCAGGTTCAAGTGTAGCGGTATGTACCATGCTACCATTTAATAATGCTGGTGTGCTTGGCGTGGGGAACTGCATCGAATGCTTCACCTTGGATGGGCAAGAGCCGAGCAATTGTCTTGCTCGACTCGAACCCAACGCGGTATCAGCATGGTAGTCCTCGTTACTGATATTGGGGCGTAACATTAGAATGGCGCTCCGTCTTCATCCACTTCTTCAACAGGAGGTGTGAACTCTGCAAATGGATCTCCACCATCAAACAATGCCGGAAGGTTTATCCTCTTTAATTCTGCCTTTGCAATCGCACGAATGTCCTCATCCATTTTCTTGATAGGCTTTGGATTCATCGCATAGGTTGTATCCAATCCCTCGCCATTTCGTACCACAGATATGTCGTACTTCCGGCAGTCTCCCCAATCCTCATCCTGTGCAAGCTGCAATAATTCTGCTTGTAGTTTCATTTGAGTAAGCTCTAAGATTTGCACCTTACTTTCGTTATAGTTGTAAACCACGAACGCATAAAAATTGCGTGGCTTGTCTGCGAACTGCATTGGTGCTTGTGTGCCTTCTGCCCAGCGGATTGGACGCTTCTTGCCATCCTCTTCTGTCCATCCCAGCGTTCCATGAATAAAGCCTGGAGTCGGCTTGTCATCTGATGCCCCGATGATACGAAACTTATTTTCGCCTTGCGTGAATCTTAGGTAGTTTCCACTACCACCACCACCTTCTGAAGGTGCTTTTATATTATTAGGTAAGAATCCCATATTTTATTTATTTACTATTTTTGCATGTTATGTATTGACAAGTAGTCTTGTGTGTCCTTCTGTGTGTTTTATGCCACAAAAACCCAATCTCACTAAACCCGTATCAATACGCTTATCTCCGTCCGTGCGGAAAATTGTTAAATCCCTCTCTGAGGATACTGGTCTTCTGCAAGCCCAAGTGTATGACTTGATCCTCCGTGCTGGCACGGAAGCGATTGCAAAGAATAATATGCAGTTCCAGATGCCTCTTCACTTTGAGTTGAAGAAGTAAGGTTATTTAATTGTTCTATTAAGTCTGCAATGCAGACTGTGCTGGGGCGGTC